TTGCAACAGAAGATCGTGAGGAGGTTCGCTCAATTACAGAAATGGAGAGTAACGCAATCATTATTGCCTCTTACGGCACCTTCTCAACAGGAATTAACATTAAGAACCTTCATAATGTCATCTTTGCTTCCCCATCAAAATCTCGAATACGAAATTTACAATCAATCGGAAGAGTCCTGAGAAAGGGAAATAATAAAACAAAGGCAACTCTATATGATATTGCCGATGATATTAGTTACAAATCAAGAAGAAATTATACACTGAATCACCTCATTGAAAGAATAAAGGTGTATAATGAAGAGAACTTCAACTATGATATAGTTAAAATACCATTGAAAAATTAATGTATAAAAAATTTGAAGATAATATGATATGGGTTATTGATGATTTCATTGATAAAGAATATCAGGAAAAAATTAAAAGTATAATGCTTGGAAGTCAACTTTATTTTGATGGTCATCCTGATGGTGGAGTTGAATTTCCTTGGTACTTTATAGAAGATGTTACATCAGCACTTGATAGTGATAGTCAACATAGACCTGCATTGGCTCATCAATATGTTACATACAGAGATATGGAAGAAATGGAAAAATTTGATGATGACACACCTGGATATATTGAAAGTGAACTTCACAGTTTATTCATTCCTCTACTTCAACGTGCTTGTTTTAAATTAGGTATAGGTAAAGTAAACGCTCTTCAAGGAAGGTCTTTTTTACAGTTTCCACTAAGATTAAAAGATAAAACTGTTGATACACCACATATAGATTTAGAGACTATTAGACATTTTGTAGTGCTATATTATGTTTGTGATAGTGATGGTGATACAATTATATACAATGAAAGAAAAGAATCAGAAACTTACACTGTCAAACAAAAAGTAACTCCGAAACAAGGACGTGTTGTACTATTTGATGGAGGTCTAATGCACACAGCAGAACAACCCATAAATAGTAATGTAAGATGTATTGTCAATTACGATTTAATATAATGGGAGAAGAATTTCACGCAGCTCTAAAACTAATTACAGGAGAGGAAATCTTCGCACTTGTTTCTGTCGATGAAAACGATGGAGACTCAATCATTATGCTTTCAAATCCAGTCATTATGAAAATGATGCAAAGTCCTGCAGGACAATACGTTAAAGTTAAACCTTGGTTAGAGTTACCAGATCAAGATTTATTTTTAATTAAGTATGATAAAATTGTCACAATGTCAGAAGTGACAGATAAACAGATGATTAAATTTTATACAAGATACCTAAATGAAGATGATATAGATATCGAAGTTGATGGAAAAGTTTCCCTTAATGATAAGATGGGACTTTTAACTACTGTTGAAGATGCTCGCAAGAGCCTTGAGAGTATCTTTAAGAATAATATAGATAAGCCTAATAACCCTTGAACTCCTACAGAGTTATTGTACATAGTTTTTGATGACTTGTCAAGTCCTATAAATTATGTTATACTATCAGTATATTAAGTCAGGTATATGGCAAAGAAAAAATCAGAACATTATGTAAATAACCGTGAACTTTTAGAAGCATTAATAGTATATCGTGCAAAGGTAAAAGAAGCAGAAGAGAATGATTTACCAAAACCACGCATCACAAATTACTTAGGTTCTTGTTTTTTAAAGATAGCAACACACTTGTCATATAAACCAAACTTTGTTAACTATATGTTTCGTGATGATATGATATCGGATGGGATTGAGAACTGTGTTCAGTATATTCATAACTTTGATCCAGAGAAGTCAAGAAATCCATTTGCCTACTTTACTCAGATAATTCATTATGCCTTTTTAAGAAGAATACAAAAAGAAAAGAAACAACTAGAAATTAAAACAAAGATAATTGAGAAAACTGGATTTGAAGAAGTAATGACTGTAGATGATGGTGCGATGACAGGTAGTAGTTCTGATTATAATACAATCAAAGATAATATCCAATATAAGTCAAGTAACAGATGATTTTACCAGGTTCTACAGTTAAGGTGATAGATGAAAATTCAATCTATCGAGGATATGTTGGATGTGTTCAGAGGATACAGGGTAAAAAGGCTGCTGTTCTGATGGATTCACATACTCCTTGGGATAAAATGATTACATTTAAATTATCCGAGTTGCGTGAGCAAACCGAAGGTTTCCAATATTATCCAAAGAAAAAGAAATGAAGTTAGCAATCATTACAGACCAGCACTTCGGTGCAAGAAAAGGTGCTGAATACATACACAAATATTTCAAAAAGTTTTACGATAATATCTTTTTTCCATACTTAGAGAAAAATAAAATTGATACTGTTGTAGATATGGGAGATACTTTTGATAATCGTCGTAATATTGACCTAGCAACGCTTGAGTGGTCAAAGAAAAATTATTATGACAGATTACAAGCAATGGGTATCACTGTTCATACTATCGTTGGTAATCATACCGCATACTATAAAGATACAAATGAAATCAATACTGTAGATCTTTTGTTAAAAGAATATGATAATGTTGTTGTTTACTCAGAACCAACAACTGTTAATATTGGTGGATTAGATATATTATTTCTTCCTTGGATAAATGAGGAGAATAAATTACAGACTCTTGAGATGATGGATACCACAGAAGCAGATGTGATTATGGGTCATCTTGAGTTGAATGGTTTTGTTGCAACTCGTGGTCATACAATGGAACATGGGATGGATACAAAAATATTTGATAGATTTTATCGTGTTTACTCAGGTCACTATCATACTCGTTCTGATAATGGAAAGATATATTATCTTGGAAATCCTTATGAAATGTTCTGGAACGATGTTTTAGATACAAGAGGATTTCATATTTTTGATACTAAAACAATCGAACATAAACCCGTAAACAATCCTTATAGATTATTCTATAATATTTACTACGAAGATACTAATTATAAGTTATTTGATACTAGAGAATTTAAAGATAAAATTGTCAAAGTGGTCGTAAAGAAGAAAACCGACCAAAAGCAATTTGAAAAATTTATAGATAAATTATACAACTCTGGTATTCAAGACTTAAAGATAATTGAAAATTTTGTATTAACCGAAAGTGCGGACTTTGAAGTTGAAGAAACTGAGAATACGATAGGTATATTGAATCGCTATATTGATGAATCTGAGTTTGAAGGAGATAAAACTCTCATTAAAGGAATTCTACAACAAATATACACCGAAGCTTGCGAGGTAGACTAATGTATCTTCTTACACTTAAAGACAGACGGGACGATGGTGCCTATGCTGTTCTGAATCGCTATGGTGAAAAAGTTCTTTTTATGTTTGAAGAAGAGGATGATGCTGAAAGATATGCAATGATGATGAATGACCAAGAAGAAAATGCATCTTTAAATGTTATAGAAATTGAAGATGCACTTGCCATTCGGACGTGTAAGATGTATAATTATAAGTACGCAGTGATCACACCGAACGATATAGTCGTTCCACCACCTAAGAATGATAACGTTTCAAAAGATTAGATGGAAGAATTTTCTGTCAACTGGAGACCAGTTCTCAGAAATAGATTTCCAACAAAATGCAACGAATTTGATAGTCGGAACAAATGGTACAGGTAAGTCTACAGTATTAGATGCCTTGACTTTTAGTTTGTTCAATAAACCTTTTCGTAAGATTAATAAGTCTCAACTAGTAAATGCAACAAATGAGAAAGATACTCAAGTTGAAGTAGAGTTTGATATTAATGGTCGTCAATATCTTGTTCGTAGATGTATGAAACCAAATCTTTTTGAGATAGAGGTTGATGGTCAAAAGATGCATAAACAGGCAGATGATCGTGCAACGCAAAAGATACTAGAAGAAAATATATTAAAAGTAAATTATAAGTCATTTACACAGATAGTCATACTTGGTAGTAGTGCCTTTGTTCCTTTTATGCAACTATCAGGTTCAAATCGAAGAGAAGTAATTGAAGATTTGCTAGATATTCGTATTTTTTCTGCAATGAATTTAATTATTAAAGAAAAAATTAGAAAACAGAAAGATGAGATAAGAGTTTTAGATTTATCAAGAGAGAATGTAAAAGATAAACTTGAGATGCAAAAAAAGTTTATAGAAGAATTAGAAAATCGTGGAAAGGCAAATATTCAAGGAAAACAAGATAAAATTACAACTCTCCTTGATGAACAGGATGAGTATGCGTCTAATAACTCTAAGTTAGAGAATGATGTTGAAGACCTGATAAAAGAACAGGAAAAGGTGACAGGTGCAAACAAAAAGTTAAAGACTCTAAACAAATACAAGGGTCAATTGAGTCAGAAAGTAGCAACGATTACTAAGGAACATAAGTTCTTTAGTGAAAATGTAACATGCCCTACATG